TCCCTAACTTAGCTGTTGCAATACTACTAATATTATATTTTGTAATATCGTGATTTTCCAGCCATTTCAATGCTGTCACAACATCCTTTACACGCTGCTTGCCAAAATTATGCGCCTCCCATCGGCAATCATTAAAATCTGATGAATTAAGACGAAAATAAATTTCATCCCATTTTGTTAAGCAATCATTAAAATCTGATGAATTAAGACGAAAATAAATTTCATCCCATTTTGTTAAGTTTTTTAAAAATTGCCGGGCTTGTTTCTCTAGTCGCTCGGCAAAGCTTCCTTCGTCCGGCGTGGTGCTTTTTTTGCTTGTCCTGCTTCTTTCGCCTCAGCCTCTTGCTCACTCGCTATAAATTCCATGCCTTTAGCAATTAAACGCCTTCCCATTGATTTAGTGTCTTCAATGGACCAATCATNAAGGGGCAGCCATTCCCCATCGCTCATCAAACCTTCACCCCTGCAACGCATAAATACTGTCACCATACGAGCATTGCCTAGTTCAACGCCACCACTGCTATTGATCATCCCTAGTGTTTCCTCAGTGAAATCACTTAATAGCTCCATTTCACTCATATCAGCACCGCCTTGCAGCAAAGCAAATGCTTCATCTAATGGAATATCTTTTGCAATGGCAATCCGTTTTGCTAATTGCACCGCACGAATAGTTGCTTGGCTTTGCACCTTACTAAGTTCTTCTTGCTCAATACCTTCTGCAACTAACCATCCGCCATGTTGCCTTAGGCGCAACTTGGGGCTGAGTTCAAAAAATTCAGGCTCTTCGCTTTGAAGTAGGAAGCTATACTTGCTCATGATTTAGAACGGTTAAAGTGGCATTGAAGACCTTTACTCTTTCGCTTTGAGAACGAAATTCTTTAGGCACTTCAACAAGAAAAGAATGATCTTCGTTTGAAATTCTAATGGCATCCTCAGGAAATGCCATAAGACAAAGAATACCTATTTCAACGCTGGATCCTACGTGAGAGCAATTAATGGCATGACATCGCCCGTCTTTGCTCCATAAGTAATCAATTTGCATTGATAGCCGTTAATTCTGCTTGCACTCTAAGTGCAAAAGCTTTAGCCACTGGCTTCCTAAAAGAAAATGCAATGGATAAATCATCAGTGAATTTCCTAGGATACCCTTCGTTTGTTCCTGTGCCTTCATGCACGTATTCTGCATATTCTTTGCCGCTATTGTTTTTAGCATCCCAATGCCAACGTGCTGTTACGTTACCTGTGGAGCTTGTCAACTTGTAACTTTCTTTACCACTATTATAAAGTGCTCCTAAGTCGTAAATATCACGAGGCGATCCTACTGTATCACCATTTCTTCTTGTTGTGGATGGACTATGATTCCACTTGTCTTCTTTAAATTGATCGTCCCAGAAAGCATCATTGATATCTTGCTCTGTCCAGTCTGTAAAAGCTTTGACTAAAGCCCGCTCAATCTGATTACCACCACTAAGACTTGCCATGGTTAAGGACCAGGGAAAATACGACGAATCGTCATATCAGGAATAACAAAACGGCAACGTTCATATGCCACATCGTCACCAGGCGTAAATCGTAATCCAGCATCAGGGAATCGCCTCACCATTCGATCCATTGCTTCTGCAATTTGTTTACCATCAGGATTATATTGCATAATTATTACTTCCCATTGTTGCAATACACTTACCATTCCTACACCAGCTTCAGGCAGTAATTCTGGATATTGCCGTATGGTAACTTCCATGCCAGTAACTTTCCATTCTGTTGGCACTCCTTTTTGTCCAACCACATAAATAGCTGGTACTTGTGTGTTATCAGGAAAGATGTAAGAACCAATTAAGTTAGGAGCCGCTGAAAGCAGTTCGTAAATTGTTTCCCTAAGTTGATTAATGTCCAAAATAAAAAGCCTCCCCGTAAGGAGAGGCTAGCAGAAAACAATGGAAAGAGCGCTTAGTTAGGAGCAGTTGGGATGATGCTACCAGAGCTAGTAGCGTTTTGGTGGATACCAATACGACCACGGCTCATGAGATCAAAAGTAACTTCAACTAAGTTATCAGCAGGATAGCTTTCGCTGTAGTTCATAACACGACCAACATAAGCTACGCGGTCGTAGTAGTAAGTGGTGCCACTAACGCCAAGTTGCTTGTTGATTTCAACGTACACTTCGGCTTCCTTGTCATAGCGACCAGTGGCAATCACTTGGAATGCTTCGTCAAAACTGTTCGGAACAAATACTGTGCCATCAACATCCTTCTGGAAGTAGGAAGTGATAGAAGCTGTTGCTGCACTGGTAACAATTACGCTATCAGAGAAGCCGCCGCCACCAAGTAAGTAAAACTCAGTGTTGCCATCATTGAAAGCAACAGAAGCTGTAGTAGCTGCTTGTAGCGTGAAAAGAGTGGGAGTGCCAGATACAGTGAAAGTAGAGCCACTTTGAGTGAAAACTGGACGACCGCTTGCGGCGATAATAGAACCAACACGTACAATTACGTCTTGGCTCTTAACCAGTTCTGTGGGATGGTAGAGCATGAGAATGCCTCAACAATGGGAAAGAGAAAGTGGTTAAGCGTCAGACGTTCTGTACGCTTCCTTTACCAACCAGTCTAAAGATTCCTCTGATTGGTGTGCCTAAAAACTGCCAATAATGTTCAGCAATTTGTTCATTAGGCAATAGCTCAAATCGTCCTTCCCTTCCATTGATTGTGGCAGAAGCTGAACTTCCAGGAGTGATGCCAGAAAGAGCCAGAGGCCCAGTCAAACGTCCTTCCATGTACACAGCAGTATTATCAGCACCAAGCAAATAATCATACTGTGGATTACGTTTTTGCTGTAATGTGGCGTAATAAGTAACACCAGTAGCAGTTGGAACGTAATTACCAGTGCCTGATTCAACGACATAACCAGAAGCTACGGACCACACAAGAGTGGCATTAGCTAATGGCAATAGTACGTTGGTCATGCAACAAAACCAATTGAAAGAGAGCCAGCGACGGTTTCAAGCATTCGTTTGAACTCTTGGCCATATTGTGTGGCCTCCAGTCCATTACCATAAACCTTGCCTTGTGTAGCGCCAATTTGAACGCCCATTTGTGCAAGTTGAATGGCAACGATATGTGCTGTTAAATGTTTCACTGCTCTGTCTACTTGACTGCCGAATACATCTGCTGATGCATCGGCAGTAGCTTCGAGCAATGCCCCATTTACAATCCCCGATGGATGGGGAGTAAATTCAGGGAAACGATCTAAGAATGCTGCATACGTAACAGCCATGGCTATGCCTTGCCTGCTTTGATGGATTCCTGACGTTTAGCAATAATATTGCGTACTCTCACGCGCCCTTCAATTTTTTTCCATGCCGCGAGTTGATCGAGGTCATGAATTATTTCAATGACTCGTGAGGCTTCAATAACAGGAAGATTAGAAAGGGTTTCTACATCTTGCGGAATTGCTTCCACAGTCACTCGTTCCCTTACTTCTTCAATGGCCCCAATAGTAATCAATTTTTTTACGATTGCATTTTCTTGGGCAATTCTCCATTGTGATTCTGGTACATCCTGATTTAAGCCAGGAGTAAGTTGAATCATGCCACCATCGGTGATGATACCAAACCCACCTTCGCGGGGTGGATTTTCAAGCTCAGGGCGATAAGCAATCAACATGTTAAAAGGTTCAGAAGAACTGATGATAGCTTAACGCCCATTGCTAGGTTAGGCTTAAACGTCCGAAGCTTGAACATAAATAACGCTCTTAGGGAAGTACAGTGCTACACCACCCACGCGAGCGTGAGCAGGAACAATGAACTCAAGACCGCGCTGTTGAGGAGGGAACAATTCGAGAGGCTGAGGAATATGCAGTTGCACTTTCTCAGGATCGCGCTTGTAAACCACCATACGATTAGTATTTAATACGCTATTACCTTCATCCAGTTGATTGATAGGCTCAATATTACGGATGTAAGGATTAGTACGAAGGAAATACTCAAGCACAGTAACGTCCGAAGAATCGGAATTACGAGTGGTGCTTACTACGTTGTAGTCTTCGTAAGCCATCAAGATGGTGTCGGGCTGCTCCTTCATCTTGGAAGCATTGATGATGGCAGAAACGCCATAGTTCAATAGTTCCAGCATGTCTTGAGCAGTGCCACTAGCAGTAGTGCCAGTAAACCACTTGTTAGCTGCAATTACATCAACAGTTGCGTTGTTGAAGAAACCAGCCAAGCCAACAGAAGATTCGCCAAACATGGCAACAGCTTCTACTTTCTCTTCATAAGCACGACGCACTGCTTGGGCGCGACGTTGCTCAAGAGCAATATTAGCCATTTGAGCAGCACGTAATTCTTGTACGGTATAACCGAAGCTACCACCGAAAGAACGAATGTTGATGCTCTTTTCCACTTGGCTAACGTCTGCACGTGGCAAATCATCAGCAGCATCTGCAATCAATTTGAACTCACCAGTGGAGTCCATGATGCGGAAAGTGAAAGTTTGTGCGCCAGGACCAGCTTCGCTAGTTACAGGCAAGATGGTTGGATATTTGATATCGGCATAAACCGTTTCAAATACTTGAGGGCGGATGAACTCAAGCTGACGCTCAAGAAACAGACCCGCGTCGTCTAGACGAAAATCAGACATTAGTAGGGCCTCCTATCAAGAATCAGCGGAAAGAACAAAGCCTGGTCCGTTTAGTTCCAGAATCGCCAAGCCACTACCAGTGGTAGTAGAAAGGAAACGAGCATTAGAAAGACGGGAAGTCTTACCTGAAGCAAAAGCATGACTGAATTGACCAGCCTTACCTGTGCCACTTGCTGAGAACAACACACGAACAACGGATGCAGGGTTGACGGCACCAGTCACATAAACAGCAACAGCACCTTCGTTAGCAACGTTAAGCACTTGGTCAATTTTCACGCCAGGACGGCTATCGCCATTCAAAGCGGTTTCATCAACATAAGTAAGAACATTGACACCAACAACGGTATCGCCACTAGCTGAAAGGGTCTTAGCAGAATTAGCTACGGTGCCAGCAGAGTTGAACACTTGTACGTCACCGAAAGGCAGTACAACTGCAGTTTCGTTGATATAGGTGCCAATGGTATTGTCGCGAATATCAGAGAGTTGGCCTTCCACAAGTGAGGCATGAACGAGAGCATAGCTCTGTTGCACACCACCAG